CCAAAATCACCCAAATACAGCGTCCCCGGCCCCAGAACCAGGTTCGACGCGGTCACAGCCATGACTACTCACCACCGTTTCTCTTGCTGTTAGTCCGCCGCTTGACATCCGGTTCCGACACGGCCGCGTCCGACCCGGGCACCTGCCCCGCGTCATCCACCGCCTTCACCTCCGGGCCGCTGCTCTCCTCGGCAGGCGAGCGCTCCCCCTGCTCCAGCTCGGGCTGCGGGTGCAGGACCCGACCGCCCTCCAACGGCTGCACCGGCTGCGTCGGCTCCGGAACACGCAGCCGCTCCGCGATCGGCACCCCGTCCCCGGGCTCCTGACTGTCGCCTTCCGCGTCGATCCACAGCCCCTGCGCGCGCAGATCGTCGTACTCGCGCTGACTCACCTCGATGACCTGATCGGGCCGCTGCTTAACGCTGCCCCGGTAGGTCTTGCCTGGATTCGGCTCCACTGCTGGTCTCCCCCTTCATCGAAAATCCGCCCGCTGTAGTGGCCACGTGATGTGTTCCAGGTGCGGGTGGTCCCGCAGCCGCATCACGGGTTGCCCTAGCTCCCCATCGGTGATCCGTACAACCGGGGTGTTAGGGCACAAAAACTCCATTTCATGGCGGTTGTCGTGCACCAACACCCGTCCGCGCCACGTCAACAGCTCCCCTGAGCTGGCGCCCTTGTACGCGTAGCGGCTCATAGCGCCACCCAGTGACAGGCGAGCTCCACCATGTAGCGGGCCCGCGACGTCTCCCCCACCTCGGCCATCCGGCGCGGCTCCCCGCTCCCGGACGCCGGATAGACCGACAACACCCGCGCCTGCCCGTAGCCGTAACCCAACGTCACGACACGCGGCACCAGGCGGTGTTCGCGCGTGTGGTTGACGATGCGTTGCGCCAGCACGTTCGCTCGGCCCCACGGGGGTTTCCCGGAGCTGAGCGCCACGGCGTAGCAGTCGACTTGCACCATCGGGTTGTTCAACGGCGTGTACATGTCCCCGCCGCCACCAATCGGTGTGACCTGCACAAACCCTGACGCGGCCCACGACGAGTTGTCCTCCGGCACCGACGTGGCCACCGACGGAGGAACCCCCGGAATCCCCTTAATCCACGCGACCATCACACGTTCTGTGGTAGGCGGCTCGCTCATGTCAGCACCCGCTTCTGCCACAACGCGGGGCGCATGAACGGCTGAGCTGGGGTACCCGGGTGATGCACCCGACGCCCGAACACTTCGCCGGTCTCGGCGTTACGCAGCGGCCACGGACCATGCGACTCGATGACATGCGGCGCCGACCCGTACTCGACAGTCGCCCAATGCGGGGCGCTCACCAGCACATAGCCGTCATCGCCGCGCATCTCCCACCGGATAGAGGACAGCATTTCCCCGGTATCCACCGCCGCGCCCCGACGGGCGTCACCGTGCACCTCACGAGTCACCCGCTCCACCTGGTCCACCGCCGCCGCGCGGAACCGGATAACCCCCACAGGGTTGATGCGTACCGTTGCCATGCCGCCCCCTCCTTGTCGTCGGGTGCTCGTCGTGTCCGGCCCGTTGTCGGGGCCGCTGTGCGTCTAGCCGATGTGCCGCGTGTCGAGCCGTACCTCTCCCACCAGCCCCGGAACATCCGGGTCGGTGAACGAATCGACGATGTATGTGCGCCCTGTGCGCTGGGCCCGCACCCGAATCCCGGGGCGTAGCCACGTGCGCACATCCGCGCGGACCCGCCACACGACATGCCGCACCGTCGCCGGTGTGCTCTCGTCGTAGCGGGACGTGGTCTTGCGGGACTCCGACGACGCGGCAGGAAAACCGGACGCGGCCACGCTGGTGTTGTCCACCTCGTCGCCGTACACCGGGTCCACATCCGTGCCGTCCAGCACGTCCAGGAGGTCCGTCGCGTGGAAGTGCATTAGCCACCACCGCCCGGCAGGTGCATGGGCTCCCAGACCTGCAAGTCGTCGGTCCACTCCTGCGTGTAATCAATCGAGGCGGGGCGAAACCGCAGCTCACCGCCGTTGAGAGCGATTGTCCGCGACGTTTTCCACGACAGGTTTTTCAGAGCGCGCGCCGCGAGAGGGGCTAGGGTCAGCGCGTATTCGGCCACGTAGTCGGCTGCCACTTGGTCCTGGTTGACCGACCGGACGGCCATGCGCTGTTCGGCCGCGACCTGCCCGACCTCCCACGCGGCCTGCCACGCCACGGCCTGACGAAGCCAGTTCTCGTCCCGGCGCGAGATGCCGCCCGACACTTCAATGGTGCGGTTGCTGTAGATGTCGATGACGGCTTGCGCCTTGGCCAGCTGCGCCACGGTGACCGCCACCCCCGTCAGCGCCTCCACCTGCGCCTGCGTCGCCCACGTCGTCACGGCGCCACCCCCAACGCGTCGCCGTAGGCGAACAGCCACACGCGCGCGCCCGCAGCCACAGCAGCCGTGGACACCGTCGCTGTGATCGTCACCGACGTGGGGGTCTTGGTTTTGACCGTGACCGACAGGCGGCCCGCCTGCACGCCTGTCGCATCCAGCACCAGACGCACTTGATACGACGCGTCCGGCCACGCGGTCGGCCACGTCACCGTGTGATCAGAAGACCCGACGTTGAGCAGCGGGAGAGTGAGGAGCGCGGGCTCAAACCGCACGTTGGCGCCCGAACCCCGATCCCCTTTCTCACCCTTATTCCCGGTATCTCCCTTATCACCTTTGTCGCCTTTGATGCCCCGCTCCGGGCCCGGTGCCTGCCCCGGCCCGATGCTCCCCAACACCGGGTCCACCGCAGCAAGCGCCGCGTCCCGGATCTGCTCCACATCACCGGCCAGATCACCGGGACCCAACACCGCCACCGACGACCACGTCATGTCCCGCCGCAGAACCCACACGTCCCCGCTGTCGCGCGCAACGCACAAGTCACCGACCGCGTAGTTGCTCACCCCACGCGGAGCAGAGGACCGTACAAGCACGGTCCCCGTGAGCTCTGCGATTGCCATCACGCCACCTACTCGCTACCGGTAGCGTTCGACGTCGAACCCTCGTACTTGTCCTTGACGAGGTGATACGGCACTGTGGTCTCGCGCGCCTTGTCGTCCACAATGGACGGGATGACGTCCACGGAGTACGCCAGAATCACCGACGCGCCGTCCGGGTGGTCTTCCTTGCCGTCGAAGCTGGCTTCGCCGCGCGGGTGCACGCCGTTGTTGATCGCCGTCTGAAGCACGTCCAACTTGTTGCGGACGTGGATCTGTTCCCGACCCTCGTCCCCCACACCGACGTAGTCCCGGCGCATCAGCACATACACCTTGCGGAACCGGTCGTCAGACTCCGCGATCCGATCGGGCGAGCGCTTCGCGATCTCCACACCGGGGTTGTCATCCAGCGTGGGGAACTGCGGATACTCCTTCTCGTACTCGGCGACAGGCTGGTTACCGCCTGCCTCGATGATCTCCTTCGTGGCCTGCGTAGACGCGCTCGCCTTCTCGGCGCCGCTGTCCTCCTCGGGCACCTGAACCTCGGTCGTGGTCTTGTCCTGCGTGTTGCTGCGACGTGCCATGTCTCGCCCCTCCTCTACGGGTGAGAGCCGGGGCCGCTACCAGGCGGACGGTAGGAAGCGGCCCCGGGGAACAGGGGACTAAGAAGCGGTCTTCTCAATCACGGCGAAACCGGACTCGTGACCCACAGCGAACCCACGGATACAGCGCATCTTCATGATCTGCTCGTCGGTCATAAATGCGACACCGGAATCCGGGAGCGCGGTCGCGGACTCCGGACCGGAGTGGTCGCCCAGGATCATCAGGTCCCGGTTAGCCACGATGAGCAGCGGGTTCCCCGTCGGGGTACCCGTCATCGTCGGGGACGTGCGCGCGCCCAACGACCAGCGGATCGGAGTGGTCTCGAACAGGGTCGAGGGAGTCGCGCCGCCGCCACCGGTCAGAATCGGGTGCCCATCGGAACCGACGATCGTGCGCAACAGGCCCTTAAACGACGGGTGCGCGATGATGATCTGCTTGCCCTCGTCGTAGTAGTCCGAGGTTTCCCCGATCGCCAGCACATCGGACAAATCCTGGTAGGTCAGGTTGCCGCCCGTGGCGATGTAGTTCGCGTCCGCGACATAGCCAGTGTCAGCGTTCGCGGTACGAACCGCCTTGTACACGGAGGTGAACGGGATCGTGGTGCCGTTAGACGTACCGGTCACACCCAACGTGGCGTTGTCGAACGTGCGCGCGTAGGCGGTGCCCCAGTCCTCCATCTTGGTGCGCACAATGTCGATACCCGCACCAGCGGACGAGCGCGCATTACGAATGTCTTCCTGCGCGAACCGGACCGTCTTACCGAACTTGCGGGCCGTGAGCAGCACCGTGTCATTGGTAGCGACGTCTTCGCCGTACGCGGCGCCCTTAGCGACAACCTCAACAGTCATCGACCCCGAGCGCGGAACCTGAACGGTCTCCGAGGACATCGGGACCCTACGGGCGAGCGCCTCCACGGCAGACGTGGCCGTGATCCGCTTGATAACCGTGGAGTCCCACTGAACCGGAATCCACTCTTCAACTGTCTGACGTGCCATAGATACAGCCCTCCATTGGGGCGCGAGATGAAAACGGGAATCGAATTCCGGTGTCCTCATCACGAGGTGCGCCCCGGGTGTGTGGCCGCGCCCATCACGGGTGCCAGCGGTCACACGGAGTGCCGTACATGCACTATGCCCGCATCATAACCCCAACATCACCATTGGGCTAGACACGGGCACAGTGACCGAATCACAGCGGGTTACATGAACCCCAACCGTCGCGCATGGATCTCCGCGTCGTCCTTGGGCTTCTTGACGACTTTGTTGCTGGCGCCCGCCCCGGCATCCACCGACGACCGGCGCCGCTGCGTACGCGGCGCCACCACAGCCACCTCGTCGTCATCGTCCTTAAAGAACTCCGGGAAGTCTTCCTGCAAGTCCTTGATCTGCTCGTCGATAGCGTCGCGCACGTCCTCGTCGTCATCGTCCAAATTCAAGTCATCGACCTTCAGCAGGCGCACCAGCCGGCGAATCGACTTCGCCTTAGCGCCCGCCTCCACCAGCGCCTCCGTCG